CAAGAAGGTGAATCAATGGCGAGCATCGCCAAACGATATGTGCGTGTCAAGAAAACAAGCACTGTTGGTTCAATAACCGCCGCGCTCGCTGTCAAGAAGAAGGCTCGTAAAGCCGAATTGAGTGAAGCACTAAAAGCACGACGAGTCATCGCCATCGCTGAGGCACGAAACACCTTGGAGATGCAAAAGGAGGCACAGGAATCCGATGCCCCACAGCACTTCACGGTTCGTCACGATTCACCCACATTGAAGTCGCTTCAAGACAAAGCCGACTATCACCTGAGCCAATACAAATCGGCTCTCAAGGAAATCCTTGAGGTGATTGGTGGTGAACAGTAAAGACTTCATCGCCACATTCACTACGAAAGCCGTTGATGAAGTGGCCTCAGCAAAGAGGCGGATTGCCGATTGGCGAGCCGTTCTTGGTGAATTGCACGCAGATCGTGGTGCATTGTTGGGGAGTCAGCAATACAGCGAAATGTCAGGCATTGAACAGGCGAGAGTGTTGGGGGAAATTGATGATACCATCGCTTCAACCAAGCATCACATCACAGTCATTCGTGATGAATTGTTCGCCATGTCAATACCTCGCACTCACATTCATCGGTGCAAACGCATCATCAATCGGCTCTTGAAGGAATCAATTTTTGACGAATACAAGGAGGGAACAGAATGAATCAGGAATGGGGAATCCGATTTGGCGCACACGGTGAGGGCTTCGTCATGTCTATTTCCGGGCCACTTCACGGTGGTTGGCACAATGTTCTCGTGGAGTGTGACGAAACGCACATGGGTGAGGAAATCAAGGAAACGGTTCAGGAGATCGTTGAGAACAATGGTTTTCACCGACCTCATGGGAATTGGGATTGGACACGAATCAACACCACATACATGAAGAAATCCACGACTTATCACGAAATACGGGTGCGGAGGAATCCGAATGCAGAACCACGAGAAGAAGAATGATTGTCCTGATTGTGGTCGCCCCATGTTGATGGAGAAGGAAACCAAATACGATATTGTCACTGCGATGGAGAGGAATGTGTTGAAATGCACACAGTGTCGCAGGTGGAAATACGAGGGGAGTGATTGAATGTCTTTGCCGCCACCAACCAATGAGGATCTCAATTGGGCTAATCGCCTGTGGAATACGCTCGTGATTGCTGACGAAGCACAGGGGCGACAGGGAGGAACATGGGATATGCCCTCCGTTGGTCGCTATGTCCGAACAGGATTGACCGAATTGACATTCACTGAAATTCATGGGGACATGACCGCCCCTGACCGACTCGGTATCACGCTCTTTGACAAGCACGATTGGATTTGCGCTCTTGCCGAGGGAATTGGGTGGGTGATTTATGACGAAGTGCGGAAAGCCGACCTTGAGGAATCCGACTTTGATCCTGCCGAACCACCCATTGAACACATTGGGATGGTTCATGTGTGCGATTGCTCGCTCATCTATACCGTGAGGGGTCAGGACTGTAATGAGCGTGTCCTCGTGGGCGAGGGTGGCGAGTGCTTGAATCCTCAATGTGCGGGCCTCCTGCCCGAAGTGCATAGAGGTGTTTTCAATCACATTAACGAAACGGCACTCATCGCCAAAATGGAGGCATTAGAACGCCTAATTGCCATTGATGAAGGCGACCTCCCCGCACCACCAATACCGATTGACCCAAGTGGACAGACGGCATTGTTTGAAGAGGAATAGGTTCATATAGACCACCCGTTATGGACACACCATGACGGACAAGCATGACCTGCCGAAGTGTCTTGGATGCGGGCGACCCATCCATGCAAAACCAACGGACACAAGCATCGCCAAGCAAAGTGATTCAGATCACGGGCGTTGCACAACCTGTTGGGAGGTTGGTGACTTGTTCGCCATCGTAAAAGGAGAAGGTGATTTGATATGAGCAAAAAATTGTTTCAGGAATACGCACAAGGACTGACTGATGAGCAAATGCGTCAATTGACGGGCGTGGGGGCATCCCTGCGTGACTTCGGTGAAGCATTGGAGAAAGAATGGCTCACACGCAACGGTGCGAACCTCAACGCTGAGGAACGCAAAGAGAACAAAGGTGCGCCAAACGCTGTGGCAAACCCTGTGGTTGATGTTGAAATACCCGATGTTCTGTGTGTGATGCTTCGCCCATCACCTTCAACCAACAACAAGACTCGTGGGCATGGCTATGCCAACGATGTCGGCTTGTCGGACAAGGTGAAATTTGGGAATGTTCCTCCTTCGCTCTTGACTGAAATTTTGGTGGACAAAATCGCCACCATGCTCAACGGCAAAGTCGCTGAGAAGGCACTCAGTGATCTTCGTGACGCTCTCAAGGATTGTATGTCCATTGACGATGATGGCAATTTCACCTTTGACAAGAAGAAAGCACCACCGCTTCAACACCCGGTTGAAGTGGCTGAGTGGATTGGCTCTCTCAAGCAGGAATACATCGGCTCAACGGCAGGTGCGACTCACACGAGCATGGAGGTTGTGCCTATCCCCATTGAACCCGTCATGGAGGATTCAGCACAAATGGTGGAGGCGGTTGAATGAACACCCTGAATCAAATCGCCTGTATCAAATGCAAATTCCCAACGCTCGTTGGGTATTTGGACACGAAAGACAAGGGCATCGTTTTGTCCTGTTCTAATTGCCATCACAAGCACCGATTCGCTGTCAATGAAGTGAAGGAGAGAGAGAAATGAGTGGCCGATACAACCAACGACTTGAACGCAAAATCGCCACCGACTTCAACGGTGGCGAGGAATTGCACATTCTCACGCAGGATGCCAAAGGAAAACGCATCCTCAATGTCAGGCTCTATCGTGAAGCACCATCGCAGGATGGACACACAGGCTACACAAAGAAGGGCTTCTATCTCTATCGGGATGAAGTCATTCAATTGCGTGATGCTCTCAATGACCTTCTCGCTGATGGGGCTTTTGACGCAAACGACACACAAGAAATCCCTGAAACATTGGAGGACTGAACATGGACATCCGACTCATACCGAAAAGCGAAGAGTGGTTTGACTTCTATCGTGGTCTTGGTGCTGAATTGATGAACGCATTAGACCTCAACGAAGAGGTGTTTCACAACCTCGTGTTTGCCTTGTGGGAGGAAACGACTACGAAGGTGGGGCGTGCGCCATTACCACTCATGGCCGATTGCATTTACATCGTTGCCAAATTGACGGGCAACCGCAAAAGCATCAGGATGATGAAGAACGCCACCGAAGAAGTGTGGGGCAAACGCATGGACATTTTACCATTGGACAGGCGAAGGCAAACACGCAGGTGGGTATGGGCGAAGAAGGATTTCGTTTGCGGATTGCTCGTGCTTGATGACGAATCGTGGAGTGATTTCGTGGCTGAGTGGACTGATGGCAAAACCGAGAAGGTTGTTGCCGATTCGTATTGGGAGGAATCCGAATGAGCGTTAAAATTGGTTCTCGTTGGAGAAACAAATACACCCGTGAGAATTTCTTGGTGTTGGACATAGAGGTTGTTCCTTTCAGGGGCAACACCATCACCACCGATGTGATCATCGTGTTGAACACCGACACTGACGAAGAAGGGCGTTGGGACATATCGTTCTTCAAACAAGCATTTGACCCCGTTGAAGAAGAGGAATGAGCATGGACTCTATTGCTTTCAGCACAATCGCAGCGTCATGCCGTCAGGCATACAATGGTGTCAAAAGACCCACGATTGTGTTGGAGGGTTTGTTCAACCACTCTCCCAAAGACATAGAGGACATCATACGGTTTTGCTACGAGGATAACCGCATTGAACAGTCTTTGAGTGATGAGGATTTGCGAGAAATATACCTGTGTCTAACAGACGCTTATCCCGAAGAGGTTGAGGACAACCCTGACCTCGTTCAAATCATCACTCACCTTTCACTCGCTGAGGAAACAAGAGTTAGCCTGTCATTTGTGCTGAAACAGATGAGTCAAATGTTCAAGGCTGACAATAACAAAACCCGGTCAGTCATTATGAACGGGCTGTTGAGGCGTGTCAATCAGCGTGATGCCTATTGGCTTCTCATCCGCATGATACGAAGGAGGAATCCTTTCAGGCGGTATCATATCCTCACGGCTCTCGCCAATCACTACGGTCTGTTCTATGAACGCCTCAAGCGTGAAGCCAATTTCATCCCATTGGTGACTTTGGCTCAACGCCTAAAAGAAGGAAACGATCTCATTGGTGTGCCTTCAATCGGAAGCCCGTTGGTTATTCCTTTGCCTGTCAAAGCATCAATCAAAGAACGCTTCGGTGCATACCTTGAGGTGATTCGTGGTGAACGGCTCACTATCCACAAAGAAGGTGACATGGTTCTCATGTGTGATGTCAATGGGCTGTTCCTTGAGGAAACAATAGAGGGCCAACACGAATTGGGTTCACTCATCAGCGATGGCATTTACCTCGTTGAGCGCGTTGTTCAGGATGATTTCCCACTGCGCTTGGTGGATGTCCTTTACCACGAAGAAGGACATCACGATGAGGACTTTGAAACGAGGCGGGATTGGTTGCAGGAACACGCTTCTTTACCCAATTTCTTCAAGCCAATGTATTGGTGCGAGAACCCTCAACAGATTCAACACAAAACACCTCCGAATAGCGTGGCGTTCCTCTATGCTCGTGATGGCAAATTGACATACAACAGCACCAAAGAAGAGGTGGTGCGTTTCAGCACAAAGAGCAGGGGGGAAATCCTCCGGGCGATTGGAGGCATTTACACCCAAGACCATGTTCGTGGCTTGGTGATGAACCGTTGGCGTGTGTCGGCTCGTGACGGTTTGGACTCCTATTATGAAGTCGGGGAAATACAGGCTGAGGACATTGAATTGGAGAAGCGGTTAGCGAGGCTGACCGAACCCTCAAAGGCTTTCGTGGGCGAGGTTGCCCAAATGAAAGGGGCAACATTCGTTGAGGTTGAATTGCACCACGCTGACTATGATCATCGTGGCATTACAATATCAGGGTCAATTGTTGGCATTGTGTCCAATGCAGGATTCAGCGATGTCGTTGCTGTTGAGGACTTGGAGTGGTTGGCAGGTGATGAGGATGCTTGACGCTGAGGATTTTGCTATGCTTTTGCTCGCAACCAACGCTCGTTTTCGCATAGGCGTGCGATTCACCACGAATAACCAAACAGGATATGAAATCCGACCTGAGTGCATCCTCTTTGGGAGGAACGCTATACCCGAACCCGTTCAATTGGTCTTGAAGGAGAACGGGTTGCCCGTTCAAAATCAATTCACTGATACGGTGCATCTCCAAAAAATGCTGAGAATCACAAAGGAGTGGCGGGACTTCACCAAAGAGCCTGAAGGATGGCTTCTTGTAGCGCGGTTTAATGGGCGTGTTCCCGAATTGAAATTTCACGAGGATGTTGAACGGGCATTGGAGGTGTTTGGGGATGATGCTGATGCTTTATGATGAAACACCCACAGAAGAGGCGGTGGATTGGTTTGCCGTCTGTCCAAATTCCGATTCTCAATACGAAGCACCACTCCCAACCCGGCTGTTTGATGTGCTGAGGCTATACACTGACGAATGGGATCGTGCCGTAGTGGGTAAAGCCATCAAGAACATGAAAGGAAACATTCTGTTCGGCCTCCATGTTTTGATGCGAACCTTCCCTGACAATATCGTGCTTGAAATGTGTGCGCGGGAATTCGCCCATCGCATCCCGTTCCGTTTGCTCGCTGACATAATCGCCCTTTCACACAACGGAACGGGTCGCAAACGCTTGGTGTTTCCTGACAAACGACAGAAGCCTGTGCCTTCTTCGTTGCTCAAGGCATTCGGTTTGCGAGGATCGGAAAGTGGATGGTTTCACCTCTTGGCTGAGAACGAGGATTTTGTTCGCTCGGTGGGCATGAATATCAAAAACGAGGATTGGGAATTTATCACCATGTATGATAAAGCAACACTGTTCAAATCGGACAAAAAACAAAGCACTGCGAGGCATCAAGGTGCAAATCAGGGGGCTTTGTTTTGACACCGATGCTTTTATACACAAGACCCTATTGGCAGGGGTGCTAACGGAGGAATGACGATGACGCAATTGTGGCTCAAATACCGACCCGACACCATGAGGAACATGGTCGGGCTTGATGGATTGAAGAAAGACGCTCAGTCATGGGCTGTGGCGGGTTCGCTTCGTTGTGGTGGTGTCATTTTCAACGGCAAAGCGGGAACGGGTAAAACCTCAGCCGCACGAGCCATCGCAAAGGATATGCTCGGTTCGGCCTTTGATGCTAATTTCCATGTGTTCAATGCCTCCGATGATAGAGGCATTGGCTTTGTGCGTGATAGGCTCAAGCCATTGGCTGAACAGAAGGCTACGGGTGCGGATTTCAAGGTCATCAACCTTGATGAAGCCGATGGCCTAACAAACGATGCTCAGGAGTCAATGCGACAAATCATTGAAATCACGAGCAAACACACCCTATGGATTCTCACCTGCAACCGTGTGAGCCGTATCATCCCTGCACTCCGTTCAAGACTCCCCACCTACAATTTTGGTGGCCTTGAGGGTGAGGATGCTGAGGCTTTCTTGGAGAATATCATTCAAACCGAAGGTTTCCCACAGGATTGGGCATTCAGCGTCAATTCGCTGATTGCCAAGACCAACGGTGATTTGCGTGCGTGCCTCAAGACCATGCAAATATGCGACCCCACAAATCCAAAGGCTCTCGCTTTGGCGATTGCACAGGATTATAGTGCGGCCATCTCACTCTATGACTCCATCGTTCAACACGAATGGGAGAATTGTTTCACTCACATTGATTCCATTGGCAATCAAGGTATGATGCGTGATGAAGTCATTGACGCAATACATGATTTGTGCATGGAGAAATACAAAGCGGGCGACATTGGTATTCAAATCGCCCTCCTTCACCTGCTGATTCTCGGTCAGTGGGCAGCAAAATCGGCTGATTGGGTATCAGGCGATGTCCTATTCCTACGATCAATGGTCGGGGATTACAACAAGAGGTGTTAAAATTGACAGAAGAAAGAGAAATTGGATATGAATGTATTGAAGAAGCCGCCACCATTTTGGGCGTTGAGAGGGCAGAAGCCCTTGAGTCCTTTGGCTCGTGGATGGGAGAGGTTTTCCCTGATATGTGGGCTGAATGTGGACAAGACGCGCTGAACCTTGAGGATGAGGACTTCAACCACTACGCCGATATGTATGTTCTCGCTGTGCGACCTGCGGGTGGCTCAAGCGGTGGCGTTGGCGGTGGTCGTGGTGAGGAATGGGTCGGTGCTTTCATCGGCTTTGACCGCCGACAAGACCTGATGAAGCGTAAGCGTGACATGGCAATTGACATCGCAACGGCTGACTTGAGTGGTGCTATCCGCAACGGTTTTACCTACAACGGCAACAAGGTCGGCATTGGTCGTGCTTTCACCAAAGACGGCAAATGGCTCATTGAACACTCTCAGGGCGTGTATCAAAGCGACAAGGATGCCGATTCTCAGCCATCGTGGGTCATCCCCATCAATGAGAAGGTGAACATCTCCATGCTCAAGCCCGACAACACTCCAACGCTCGCCTACATGACAAAGAGCATTTGGACATTTCACGGCAACACCAAAGACAAATTCCTGTCCGAAGGCCCAATCACCGTCAAGGTTGAGGGACAATGGGAGGCGGCAGATCACGATTGGAAATTGTGGCAACCCATTCTCATCAAGGGCGAATTTGACGCTGAGGGTTGGAATGGCTCAGGGGCAACGCTGTCTGTGAGCAATCCTGCCTGTGCCTACGGTCTTGATTGGATTCCCGAACAAAACCGTGAAGCAGGTGCATCCCTCTTCAAACCTGAGCAATTCCTCACAACCTGTGGAGAAGCACTCGTCAATCTCGGTGATTTGCTTGAGCATCACATGACAAACCGAACCGAGTCCTATGTGGACAGGAACGGCACACAACGCTACGATGGGCCATTGGTGGTCGCTGTTGGTGGTGTTATGGACATCAACCACGAAGGTCGTGAGTCCCAATGGGATTCAACGGGTCGTGACTATTACCTCTCCATCTCCAATCAGGTGTTGCGACGAGAAGATCCCAACGCTCGCATCGGCATCGGTGTGAGTGGCATCCACCATGACAAATTCAACGCCATGAATGTGTTCAAGGGCGATGAATGGTTGCCCTACGCTCGTGGCTCTCGCATTTGGGTCGTTGGTCGCACCGACTCCTACACCAACACCAACGGTGAGGATGTTGTCAAAATCAACGCTCACGGCATTTACGCCATCCCCAAGAAATCCATTCCTGCACAGAAGCCAAGCGAGGACTCCAACAATCTCGGCAACCTTGGCGGATTTGGTGTCGGAGGTGATGAGTGATGGCAGGAACGGGATTCTTGGATGGATTCAAGGAACAGAAAGGCAATTTTGAGCCACCTGTCAAGAGTGCCGAGCCAAAGCCTGAGCCGAAGGCTCAAGCGAAGCCCGCACCACAGCCAAAGCCACAGGCTAAGGCTACACAACAACCCAAGCCGAAGCCACAGGCGGTTGCTCACGAAGCACCCGCATTCAACGCATCGGCCAACATGAACCCGGTCATCGCTCGTATGATTCAATCAGCACGCACTATGGCTGTGCGTCAAGACACCTTCGTGATGTGCGGTATCGCAGGGCATCCCAAGACGGGCAAAACGGGTATGGTGCTTGACAGCCTCACCCCCGATGAAATTGCCAACGGTGCTGAAATTTGGCACATTGACTTTGATCTCGGTGGTGAAACCACGAAGGCGGCACACCACAAGGACAAGGCGGCAAACATTGTTGTTCTCAACCCTTGGGTTTTCAATTATGGCAACAGTCGTGTGCCATACGATTTCCCTGCAACCTTTCAACAGACCATTGACATTCTCAAGGCGGCACAGGCACAAATGGAGGAACAGAACAATTTCTTCATGGAACATGGTAAAATGCCCAAGCCATACCTCAAGACTGTCGTGTTTGACGGGGCAGACCATTGGCTTCACATCACTGAAACCTGCATGAAGGTGGATGACCTTGAGTTAGGTGTTGATGGGATTGCTGTGGCCGGGAAAAAGGCAACCACACAGATTGGTCGTTTCAATTGGAACATTCGTGCCACACGATACCAAACCGCTATGGTCGCTCTCCGTGAATTGTGTCGTGGTGGTGTCCATGCGTATGTCATCACTCACATGAAACCTGCCTACGACAACACGGGCAACGAATTGGTGGGTCAGGACTCACCCAAGTGGCTCAAGGACACCGAAGGACACCTTCAACAAGTGGTCTATACCGAAATTGAAGAGGAACGGGATGAGAACGGTGAATTGACAGGCGTTGTGCGTGGTTATGCACGAGTCGTGGCGAACCGCACATCTCTCCAATCAGGTGGCCGACATTTGCTCTTTGAACGCAACAACGAGGGCGGAACATGGTATGGTTGGGATGGCATGAAGAAAGGTGAATTTGACATCGCAGGAGGTGATGAGTGATGGTTCAAGTCGTCATCAATCGCAACCACTTCAATTCGTTCATGTCGGGCTTCTCGTCAATGGATGACCTCGTTCTCCATGCCAATGAAGAAACCCAACGCATTTACGCATCGGGAACGGCAGATCGTGCCTTCTTCATCAATCGTTGGTCGGGTGCTGATGTCATTGAAGGAGGAAACATTGTCATGGGTCAAATCGGCACAATCGTTTCTCTCGTCAAGGATTTACCACAAACGGAGGAAAACGAAATCCGACTTTCCTGTGACGGTGACAACCTCACCATCATGTCAGGCGGGTCGTTTTTCCGCATTCCCACATTGGCTTCGGCCACTTCGTCAGCGGGCGTTGAGCAATTGTTGAACACCCTTGAGGAATCACGGGGTGCTGACTATGCTCGCTTTGGGCAATCGGACTTCACCTACAAATACCAATTTGAATCAAACACGGTTCGTGCATTACAAAAAATCGGTTCGTCAATCAACAGCGGGGCGTTGTTTTGTTTGATCGTGTCGGGTGATGAATTGGTCTATGTGGTTCAGCGCGATGGCATTCGCATTGAACACACAATTGAAGGGATTCAAAGTGACTGTCTTGAAGAAGAAGCATCCATTTGGTTTGGTTCTTGGTTGTTGGATGCACTAAAGGCTATGCCGAGTGGTGGTGTCATCCATTTGTCGTGTGGTGCTGACACGCCTCTTTTGCTTCGTCACGAAGCCGATGAGGGTCAGGAACACGGCACAACCGTCATTGTAGCACCTCGGCAAGAAGCCGAGTGATTACAATGATTGTTGAGCGATACATCACGAATGACGAGAAAGAACGCATTTTCACTCGGTGGCGAAAGCCTGACGGGTCATTGGTTGAGGAACACCATGACTTCGCACCGTATTTCTATGTGCTTGATGATGAACGGCTGATAGAGCGTTTGACTCAAATGTATGATGCCCGTTTCTTCGGTTGGGAATTGACTGAGGACACAGCCACTTCACTCCCAAGCAAAGAATACCCACATGGTCGCACACTACGAAAAGTGGTTGCACCGACCTCAAAGGACATACGAGCCATGCGAGAAATCGCAGGTGACACATGGGAGGCTGACATTCACTTCGTTGATCGTTTTTGCATTGACACATACGAGGCAGGTGATATGCCTGATTGGTTTGACACCATCGTTAAGGCAGGTGGCTTTGACATGGAGTGGAATCAAGACAATGAAATCACCATGCTCGGCTACACCACCGATGGTGTGGTTGCTCGCACATGGTCTTGGCATCCAACATACGAGGGCGTTCTCAATCCATATCGTTCCGAGAAGGAAATGCTTGAGGCGTTTGCACAAGCCTTTGAGGAATTGAACCCTGACTTGATTACAACATGGGCAGGAAATCGTGCCGATTGGCCGATGCTATACAAGCGGTTCAAGCATCACGGTCTTTCGTTGGATTGGGCTTCGCCAATTCAATGTGCTTCACCACCAATGACTCACTTGCCGCGCTCAGGTGTCTATCAAGAAGGAACACAAATCATGCTTGGTCGCATGACTCTTGACTTGGCTGACAGGAATCATGGGTTTGAGCGTGTGTGGCGCGATGGAGGAAACGGTCAATTGTCCGACAGGCGACTTGGTGCGGTGGGGGAATTGTTGTTCCCCAACAACCCTGAGTGGTGGAAAGTGGACATGAAGGGCATGAGCCACCACGATATGTGGTTGGAGGATTTTGAGGCGTTCTGTGCGTATCACAGGGGCGACATTTTGCTCACCGATAGGATTGACCGTGAATACCATGTCAGTCGTTTCTTCATGGCTTTACAGCGTGTCTGTGGGGTATCATTCTCATCCGTGTTCACCGTCAGTCGTTTCGCACGAGGACTCCTACGCAGGAGAGCAACATGGGCATCACCGACAGGAACATATCACAAAGGAACGGATGGTGCGTTGTCGGGTGGCTTTGTGGCTGAACCGAAAGTGGGTCGTTTCACCAATGTGGGTGTCTTTGACTTCCGGGCCATGTATGCTGAAATCCAACGAGGAAACAACATCAGCCCCGAAACAATTCGCTACGAGGTTGGTGATGAAACACGGACATTGGGCAACGGTTCAATTTGGTATCAGGGTAAAATGGGTGTTCTTCCTCAATTGCAGATTGATCTCGCTGAGGCGAGGAATGATGCAAAAGCCCAAATGAAAAAACACGAACCCGCTTCACAGGAATATGCGGGTTTCAACACACTCCAATTGGCATTCAAGCGCGCGGCAGCGTCAGTCTATGGCCTGATGGGACACACAGGACACGGTGAGAGCCACCTTGAAGTCGCATCAGCCATTACCTATGTTGGTCGCTCGTTGGTCGGGCGACTTATGGAAATATGCGATGACATGGGTTATCCTGCTCTCGCAGGTCACACTGACAGTGCCTACATTTCAATTGGTGACGCTAACGGTGAGGAAATTGCCGAGCGTTTAACACAAATCATACAGAAGGAATTTGATAGCGACAGGTTTGTTGTTGAATTTGAGAAATTTATGAAAGCATGGATTGCTGCAAAGAAAAACCGCAATTTTGGTTGGGTCGTTTGGCCGAAAGAATCACTCCATGTGACAGGATTTGAATACAAAAAGAGCAACGCATCACGAATCACTAAGCGTGTTCAGGGCGAAGCGTTCATGGCGTTGTGTCGGGACTTGGCTGATCGTGATGCCATTGACGACATTGTATATGGCATCATCAAAGAAGTCAAGTCGGCTTCTGTTCCTCGCAAACACTTGACTATGCGTTCACGCTTGGGTAAAGACCCCGAAAAATACGGACAGCAGGGTGGCTTTCAAGGGGCGGCAAAGAAATACAACCTCACAGCACCTAAGCATTTACACTTCAAGGATGGCGATGGAGTCCCACACCTTTACACAAAGCGTGGAATTGAAGCATATCGCACCGATGAGGAATTGGCTTCACTCCCACTTGATTTGACAACAATCGTGCAAAAACAAGTGATTGCACCCGTTGCACTTATCTATGAGGCTATGGGTTGGAGTGAACCCACAGCCGATGCCTCAAGACCCGTTTCCCTATGGTGATATACATGATTGAACACAAACCACCGAGAGCCTATCCTGTGCCGAACCGTGAAGGGTTGTTTTCAACATACGCATGGCATCCCGGCATGAAGCAAAATTACATTTTGAGGATGAGCAAATCCTCACTTGGTGACTCCACCTTTTGCGCTCAACAATACTTCATTGGTCGCATCATTGGCATGAAAGAGCCACAGAACGATGATATGCTAAGAGGAACAAATGTCCACGATATTGTTGAGCAATTCTATGACAATGTGGACATTGAATACGCAAAGGGTCTTGATGCCGATAAGGTGGATATGTATTTTCAAAATTGTATGCCCGATGCTACGGGACTCAAAAAGCCCCAAGAGGTTTTCACACTTGATGAGGATTTGCACTTAGACCGCTATCGTGTTGCTGAGGTGCAACGCTTCTTGTCGTCAGATCCCGACAATTTTTTGCCGACAGGCAACGAATTGTTGGTTGATGATGTGGTTGAGGTTGAGGTGGATGGCATCAAGCAATTGGTTCACTTCACAGGGTTTATTGACAGAATTTTCACCAACCCTGACGGCACACTTCACATTCACGAATTGAAAACAGGCTTGTGGAAGGATAAGCCATTCAAATACAACAGCATGAGGAAGGAAATGGCGTTTTATGTTTGGTTGCTTCGCAAAACGGACAATTCAGCACGAATCACTCATTGGGGTTGGGATCACACAAAGGGACTTCAAGGCGAAACAGAAGAAAGCGAGGTATTCCGTCATGTTGAACCCGTTAGGGTGAAAGAAATCGGTGAAATGCTCGCTGATATGCACAACCTGATTCGTATGCACAGGCGATACAAAGGCGACGGGGAGGGGTCAATGTTTGCACTCATTCCTGAATATCGCCAATACAACATTTGCGACCCTTGGTGCGGATTGAAAGAATTCTGTCCTCGCTACACTCAGCACTTGGAGGAACAAAAATGAGGGAATTGCTAAACGACTGTTTTGTGCTTGAGGGCGACTGTCTTGAACGCTTGAAGGAATTACCTGAAAAATCCATCCATACCTGCGTGACCTCTCCGCCCTATTACGCTTTGAGGGATTACGGCACAGGTTCGTGGGAGGGGGGCGACCCGGATTGTGAACATGAGGGCGTTGTTTTGGGCAACAATAGGAATTTTGTTGATCGTGAGGGGAGAGGAAGCAACAATTCCGCCCTTGATAGTGGCAATTGCATTAAATGTGGTGCGACTAAGGTGGATTCTCAAATAGGGTTAGAAAAAACACCCGAAGAATTCATTCAAAACCTCGTTTATGTTTTTCGTGAAGTGCGAAGGGTTCTCCGTGATGACGGCACTTTGTGGGTGAACATTGGGGACTCTTATGCAGGGAGTGGTAAGGGGCGCAACGCTGATGGCTCACACCAAGAAGGCGGAAAGCAAGGAACAAACAAGGGAACGATTGAAGGCTCATTGGCTAAAACCAACGCACCAAATTGTAAGCCCAAAGACCTCATCGGCATACCTTGGATGCTCGCCTTTGCACTGCGTGCTGATGGTTGGTATTTGCGCCAAGACATCATTTGGGCCAAACCCAATCCCATGCCTGAGTCCGTCAAAGACCGATGCACGAAGGCACACGAATACATTTTCCTATTGTCAAAATCAAAACACTACCATTACGATCACGAAGCGGTAAAAGAACCCGTCAGTGACAAAGACCGAAAAAATTACCAAAACGGTTCACGAAGCAACGGCTTTAACCACGACAGAAACGATAACGATATGTCAAAAAGGATGAAAGGTAAAACCTTCACGGCACGCAACCGAAGAAGTGTGTGGAGTGTCAATGTTTTACCTTATTCCGAAGCACATTTTGCTGTTTATCCACCTGATTTGGTTGAGCCTTGTATTCTTGCGGGCTGTCCACCAAAGGTTTGTTCGTCTTGTTTGACTCCGTATAAGAGGGAATTTAAGACAGAAGAACGCTTTTTGTCGCTTGAAGAATTGGATAAAAGCAATTTGAACCCTGATTCCGTGATTCCGAATTATGAAATCGTGGATGGAGAGAGGGTCAGCAAATTAACACGAATCATAGAGGATAGGAATTTGCCCGACCACGAAGAATTGCGCCAATACCTCCAAGAAAACAGAAAGAAAGTGGGTTTGACAATCAAAGAGGTTGAGGACTTTTTTGGCACATGGCAAGCACACCATTGGCTCACGAAAGGAGGGAGTTATCCACCCGCTGAAAATTGGATGGATTTGAAACAATTGCTTGACTTGGATGACACATACGACAAGGCTATGACAGAAATTTTCATTCGTTCAGGCATCAAGGTAAAGGGCGAAACCATTGACTTAGGGCTTGTTAAACAATGTGAATGTGATTGCGAATTGAGTGTAAGCGGAACAGTCCTTGACCCCTTTGGTGGCTCAGGAACAACGGCAGGAGTCGCACTCAAACATGGGCGTAAAGCAATTGTGTGCGAATTGAATCCCGAATACATTGATTTGATGCCAAAGAGAATTGAAATGATCAGCGGGCGAAGCAAAGAGCAACGAACATTATTTGATTGGTGATTTATCATGGCTCACCTATTCCGTCATTTTCCTCGTGAAGTGGATATGCGGAAGCGCAAGGTCGTTCATTCAATGGATGAATTACAACGCTATGTTGAGGCAACCAACGGTGCTGACAACCTCACCACTACGGTCTATGGCTTTAGGGCATTGAAGGGGACAGGAAAGCGTGCTGAATACACCACAGCCGTAGTCCCGCACTTTGTGATGGACTTTGACTATGAGCGTGCAAAGGTGAATGGGCGGAGTGATAGCGAGGCAGGAAATCGTTGCCTCCAAGAAGTGTCCATGCTTCACCACCATTTACTGAGCAACGATTTCAAGCACGCCATGTGGTTCACGGGTGGGGGTGTTCATGTGTGGGTGAACCTTGACCGAACATATTACCCCGATGGGCGAGGTATGTCGGATTTGATGACGACAGGCAGGAGGCTCGTGGAGGGGTGGGTCAAGGAGTGGTCGTTAAGCACACTTGACCCGGTTGTATCGTTCCGCCCTGACCGTCACATTCGCATTCCCAACACCTACAATTTCAAGCGTGGTCTGTGGGGCTTCCCTCTCAAGACTCAGGACTTTGATTTGACATGGGAGGACATTCTTGACCGGGCATTGAAACCCCAAGGCGGCATGACTATTTATGGCTCAAAGGGCATGACTTTGGAAATACAACAACGGGATCCCGATAAGCCGTTTGAAGCACAACCCGTTGATATTGACATGAAGAAAGTCGGCTCAATCAATGTGTTGCCATGTCTTGCGGCATCCGCTTGTGATGTTGGTGGCAACCCCCCGCACGAAGCGAGAGTGTATTTGATGATATTCCTACAAGACCGATTTAGGTCGTTTGCCCGCCCCCCTCGTTCATCACAAGTGTCTAACGAAAGCATTGTGGAGAGTGTGTGTTCGTTCATCAACGACCTTCAATGGTCGGACTACAATGAAGAAATAACACGAAGGTATGTGTCCATTGGAGTCAGCAATTTTTACATGACTCCTTCATGTCGCACGCTTTACGAGAAGGGGTATTGCTTAGGTCGTTGTCCATTTTATGATGGCAGTGGAGGTGAATAAATTGACAAGAAGAGATGTATGTTGGTTATGTGGTGGCAAATTGATTTGGCAATCGGATTTCAATTACGATGAAATTTTTGGTGAAGGCGAAGGAATTGTCGCCATGCTCAAGTGTTCCGATTGTGATGCTGATGTTCAAGTGTCCCAAAGACATGATGAGGTGAAAGAATGACTGACGATATTGAAGAAATACGAAAGAAAAAATTAGAGGCTATTCGCAAGAAAGCCACTCAGGTTGAAGCACAAACAGATGAATTGAGAGCCATGCAAAAAGAATTCACATGGGCTGACTTTGGTTATGATGAACCCGAATGGGCATTCCGTGAGAGTCAAGAAATGGAAGGGGCGTTTGATGTTTGTCAAAAGCGTCAAACCGTAGCCATCACGGGTGATCCCAAGTGGGCTATGCTCGTGACCGATTTGCTCAACCGAGCGAGGCTTGAAGAATTGACATTGGCACAAAGGGGGGATGAAAGTGAAAAAAATGCTGATTTGTAAGCAGTGCAACCGTTCAACGAATGTTTTGCATCCGTTGCACGACATTTGCCACGAATGCTACAACCCCACGCACATTATCAGGCGGAGGGGGCGAAAGTGACCGAAACAACCCTGTTCATTGACTATCGTGAACGCTCAGGACTTGAGAAGGGTGTGATAAAACACTGTGAAAAGGAGGGCATCCCCTACCAAATGCAAGAGAATTTGATTACAGATTATTGTTTTGGTTCACTTGGCATTGAAGCCAAATCCATTCACGATTATTTCAATTCGCTTCACAGTGGACACCTGCAAAATCAATTGGCGAACATGGATGACAATTTTGAACGCATGGTATTGGTGATTCACGGGACTGTGGATCAATATGTGGCTGCGTTGCGTAAAAGAGGCAACAGGAGTGCATCCTATGCACAAATGGAGGCACGCTATATTGGTTCTTTGGCTCGCTTTGATGTGGATTACGACATTACAATCATGCAATTTTCAACAGCATCCGCCGCATCACGATGGATTGTCAAGCGTTGTCAAAAAGACGGCACGCTTGGTTCAAGCAACACCCTACGCACCTTGCGTAAAACACGCTCGGAGGATGTTCGGATTGACGGACTCAGGGCATTGGGGTGCAGTGAAACCATCGCCAAGAATTTGCTTGAGCATTTTGGTTCAATTGTTGAATTGACAGGTGCTACGAAGAGGGAATTGATGAACATTGAAGGGATTGGGAAAAAGCGTGCTGAGGACTTACACGAAGCACTGACGAGTGAGCAACCTGTGGTGAAACAGACGCATCGCAAAACGATGGCGTAAGTTTAAGGTGAGAAGCGTTTAGGCGAGAAAGCACAGGGGTTGGTCTATATGAACGGCATTGAATCGGTAAAGGATTTGACGAGAAAATGGGATGACTACGGTGTAGTCAATTCCGACAACGATGGTTCTCGTTTTATTCGTGGCTACATTGAGCGTTTCAATACCGTGTCGTTCTTCAATGAATTCGCAGGGCTTCTTTCTTTCTTCTTTGTCATGGGTCAGGTATGTGCGCCATTCATGCGTATTCCCATTCACGGCACATACATTGATTGTCGTGTCCACACCTATTGGATTCAACAATCAAGGACAGGTAAATCAATTGCTTGGGAATTTACAGACCGACTTCTTGAGGCACTTGGCATTGAAAGCGAAACCTTCACCGCAGGGTCGGATGCAAAATTGATTGGGACAGTCCAAGAGCAACCTGTTATCGGTGAGGATGGTCGCCCTACGGGTGAAATCAACCACATCACTGTGCCGGGTTTGCTCAATGGCTACAAGACCCTGCTCTTTGACGAAGCGAGCGTATTGCTCAACGATCAAAAGGCATATTTCAGCGATAAAATTCTCTATCTGCAACAGGCTATGGCCGCTTTGGGGTCACGCACGAATGTATTGGTGAAACACTTGGTTGGGGGGTCAGTCCACACGCCATCAGGGGTGTCCTTGTGGATGACGACTTTTCCTCCAAAAGACATCATGGCTCATGTATTAGACAAGGGTTTCTTTCAGCGTGTGTTCCTGTATCAAAACGACATCACCGCCGAGCAACGACAGACCGTGAGTGAACACCGTGTGGGCGGGGCGTATGTGCGACCCGATGGGCGAATTATGGACTATGATGTTCTCGCCACCTACATTGAACAAAGTGTGGATTTTGTGAAGGGTCGTCTGTTTGACGCTATGGGGCTAACGGATGAAGTGGTTGAGCGTGTTGATGAAGAAGGAAATGCCTTCACCTACACCATCAGTCGTGGTGAACAGTGGACAAGACTGAGCGACCAAGAAAGAGAACAGGCGGCGATGGAACACGCCTACGATTTGTTTGAGGTATCACCGGGTTATTCGGCGGCGTTGCTTAACGCAACCGATGACTATTACCAATTGGCTCACGGCATTTCAAGTGACGATGTGCGCGAAACAGCCCTCTCCTTCATCCCCAACATTGAAAATTACACAATGATATTCACTAACCTGATTGCCACTATCATGCGTTCTCCCGTATTGACGGAGGATCATGTGATGATGGCTTCGGAAATGATTTACGACAATTTTCACAACCTCATCATTTGGCTTGAGCAAAAGCAAAATGTGTCCGAGAAGAAGAAAATTGCTTCTCAGCGTGCGGCATGGACAAGTGCATTCAATGCGTGCAAACGCTACACGGATGAAAGCGATGGGGTGGAAAAGGTTATGCAAACCGAATTGTTGGATATGTATGCGACCCAACAATGTATTGCGAACATCACGGCACAAAGGAGGTTTAAGTCATTGAAGGACTCAAGACAAGTCACCATATCAAAGTCGGGTCAGGGTGGTCGTAATTTCGTTGTATTGGCGTGGGGTGGTTCGTGATGAAAGTGGTGGGTTTGGCTGTTGTTTTTGATGGCGATATTGAAAGTCAAGGCTATCGGGGCGACTTCACCCCAATCCTCTATGCCACCTTTGACGGCAAACACGAAACGGTCTATACCGACCTTGAATTCATACCACGCCTATCACGATGCGAACAAAAATCACTCGCTGACTTTGACCCCAATGGTGTGTTTGTTGCTCACAATTTACCAAAGGATTTCATTGGCGACAACACCACAGACCTCCTTCGTTTGACACAAACAGCGAGTGCCGAAGTGCTTCAAAATGAAGGCAAACGCTACGCCTTAGCCGATTTATGTCGGTGGAACAAGGTCAGGGGATTTCATCAAGAAATCGCAACCGCCATCAAAAAATACACAGCCTATCGCAAAGGTGATCACCACAAAATAGCACGATGGTCGCTTGAAGAAGCAAAGCGATGTCAAGAGTTATTCGTGGTCGTTAGGAAGCGTGGTCGCATTCGTTTCGTTGATGCCAACACAGGAAAATTGGCTTTTGCTGAATTGGATTTCACGGAGGAAGAGTGATGCCTGTCGTTTCCTGTGCGAATTGTGGTAAAAGACACAAGGCTACACCCAAGCGTTTGCGTCGTAGTCAAGAAACACCAAGTCTTTGTTGGAAGTGCAATCGTGATTTGCCTGAAGAATACAGGTGTAAAGGAACGCCAAAGCGTAAGGAAAGGCGATGTGAGCAAAGGGCTTTAGACAATGGTTATTGTGGTTATCATCAAGACCAATTCGGTGGTGAAGAGGAATGAGTGCTTTCACACGGGGGTGGGAATTGATGAAAGGCATTGTTTGGAATGGCCGTGAATATGACGACATTGATGAAATTGACCCTATCATTCGTGGCGTTTTGGATGATTACACGCAAGGCACGACACTGCCCTCACTACCTTGGTCGGGTGGTGGTAAGCGAAGAGGAACACCTTGGTCGGCCATGCGAAGAGAAGGAAGCAGTGCGCCACTTCACCGTTTGAAAGGTTTCACCCATCCTGAAAAGGAAATGTTGCCTACGGTGATGAATTGGGAAGGAGGTAAGACTTCAATCATGCCTCAATTCCGGGCCTTAACTAAGCCTTTGGGTGGTCGTTTTATCCCCGCTGAGTTATTCGGTGGAAGTGGATCGTTCATTCTTGGGATGAACGACCCACAAGCACGAGGTTTGTATGGCGACATCAACCCCGATATGACGAATGTGATGACACAATTACAGCGGGGTATGGGTGATGTTTTGATAGCGCGGAATCAAGAACACCTTGAAGAAATGATTGATGAATTGAATACCCTCCGATATAGGCGTGATGTTTTGGGACAAAACATGAGCGATGATGAATTGATGCGTATGGCACATTTGCTAATTGGTTCAAATGTGGCTTCAAGAAACGGAATGTTTCAATATGAACCTTGGGGAGAAAGTGCGGTGAATTACACGGAGGGGAAAATCAAACGCCCTTCGCTTCGTGAGTCAAATGTTCGTATCATGCCTTCCGATGTTGGACAAATCAATCTTGACCCGTATGCAAAAAGGTTAGAAAATGTTGAAATTGTGACGGGCGACTTGAGAGAAACGGCACAGAATTTAACGCCTCAACACAAAGCATACCTTGACCCTCCATACCTCACGAGAGATATTTCTTACGGAGGCTCGGAACAGCAATTACAAGGAAAAACATTTGACGATTTACAACGCCAAACATTGAAAATAGGCGAGGAACACGAAGGGCCATCTATTCTTTCAAATTACCTCTATGACAAAAACACAGGCAGACCTCTTTACGACTACATCAACGCTGTGTTAGACGCAGGATTCACAATACATCCTTGGATTAGAAAACCAAAAGCAAACAAAAATGCACAAGTGGAATTGATTGGAACACGCAATTTTCCCACACAGAATAAATTGTTCTAACGATCACGGCTGATACGACCACCGCCCGCACCCAAGTCACGCCTCATGCGTGGTCTTGCACCACTCCCTGAGCCACGAACCTTGTTTCGTGCATACCTCGCTCGTGTTCGCTTCTCCTTGTTCTTTCGTGACACGCTATACGCCCTGCGTTTAGCCTGTCGTTCAGCACGACCTTCGGATGGATTGCGAGTGTAGCCGTGAAATTTGCCTTTCAAGACTCCGAATCCGACAGCGAAGGCATGGGCTTTAGCCTCGGCTTCGCTTTTCGCCATATATTGCCGCAGGTATCGCACTCCCATAAAAATATCCTATCCCGACTCCCCGCATAGAAGCCATTGATTCTTCGGGCAAGCCCTACGGTTTGACACGAATCACATCGTTGTTCCAATTTTGCTCGGAACATTCGCTTCATGGCAATCAATACCCTGCGTGTGTGTAATAGAATTCAACCTCACCCACACCAAGTGGGCCGAGAGGGGAAATGACGGTGAGTGACAAGTCACCGAAGGTAATCAATTTGCCCGCCACCGTGAAGTGTGGGCCTTCTTTCAAAGGACACATTTGGCTATCACCCGATCCAAACCAAACGGCTGTGATGAGTCGTGTTGAACCGCCCGTTTCGTCAGCGAGTGGGGTAAAGGAAAGCGAACCTGTTGAACCCGAACCTGTGTAAGAAATGGTTTCCTTTGCTTGTTTGTGAACAGGAGTCAATTGATACGCACCGCCCGCCCCTGAGCCAATGGCTTGGTCGCTTTGAAAGAACAGGTGCGTTTCACCATCACCGTGAATGCTTGTTGCACTCACTTGAAACCCGTTGGGGTCACGAGCATAGAGTGTGCCTAAGTCGGTGAGGGGCAAAGCCCCCGCTGACAATGCGGGCGTAGTGCCGTAATCGTTAGACGGGTCAATGCCGTTTCCCGATGGGTCTTTCATCGCAGTTAAGGGAAACGGGCCACCACGAATGAACACACGCTTATCCTCAACCGCAGCGACATTCAGTGGTGTAGCATAGGTGACACGCACAGCACCCAAAATGACCGATTGCTTGATGAGGTGAGAGGAAGGCATCTGTGGGTAAATGCCTGTGCTTGTATCAACGACTGTGCCACAGACCAAACCAATGTTGTTCGTGGATGTCAATTCGGGATCGGCAATCACCAAGACCCAACACTCTTCGTTGAGGGCTGATGGCAACACCATGCCGCCCGCATTGAATCGGCTGTTGTAATAGGATGCTGTATCAATGTCAAACGCTGATGCTGAACCAACGGAATAGAACACACCGTCAAGGCACACCACACCTGAGTCCACAAATACCTCATTAGCGTCACCACCCGCATTGGGTCGGACACAGCAATTGCCGCTGATAGGATTGTTCCTGTCGCCCGCCCCTGAATCACTGCTGTAATCCGTCAAGGAAATGGGTATGACACCGTTGCCAATGCCACGCTCAAGGAAACCTGTGAGGGTGGCGGTGGACAGCACATCGGTATCACGCAACCCATCGGATTGCCATGTAGCCCCTGTGCCTGTCTTTTCGTGTCCTTCTCCGAGTCCTGTTGTTCCCATCACCTCACCTCCATGACTACATCCACACGAATTTCGGTGGTTTGATTTTTGCTAATCGGCACAAACGATGCACGAAATGCGGGGTTGTCAAGGGGGGTTGCCCCATGCACAACGACCTCTTTCACATCGCTCGCAGCAATCAATTGAGTGTCAAATATACCTGTCACCGACACGGTGCGATCATCAATGCGTTGAACCGTAGGTGTGACGGAGAAGGCGACATTCCCTGCCCCTCCATCCCTTGTGGTAGCCCGCCCACCTGAAGTGCCAAGACTCATTTGGCTCACAAGTGATTGGAGGTGTTCGGCTAACTTGGCTTTGATTTGGTCTAAAACGGGCATTATTTCACCTCATAGAATCGTGATTTGGAGTGTCCGATAGGCAATTGGCGACTTGAAGAAACACGAAGCCTCTCGTTGTCGGACACGGCTACGAGGCTTCCCGCCTTCAAAGTGATGGTGGTTGCGGTGACGGAATTGATATATCCGATGACCTCATGGTTAGCGTTCAACACCGCATCATGCTGTGCAAACCTCTCCGTAGCATCAACGCCATCAACGGTCATCGTGGTGGTGCTTGTAGCGTAGCCACCACCATTGTTGATGAGAACACCCGTATCGCCACCACGCACACCAATGACCCCCAATTGATTCGTTGTTGGTTCGCCACGCCACCGCCCGCCTATAAGCAAACGAGTCCCGTTCACGAACCGTGTCATCACACGATGTGCTGAAATCACTTGGATTGGTGCATTCAGGGTAATGTCAATTTGTTCATCGGTTCTTGTGGCATCATCATCACTCGTCGTGGATGTTGATGTTTGCAGATCAGCCAACAGTCCTTCAATGCCCTTCTCGTATTGACCCATCACAATGTCGGTGAGTCCCGTGTTGTAGTCGTTGAACACTTCAAAGACAACGAATTCTCCTTTGATTGCTTCCGCTGTGAAATCAACACGGATTATTTCTCCGGGCTTGATGTCACTGCATTTGATGAGTCCTTCAACACGAATGAGTGCCGAACCTTGTTCGGTTCTCCGCAACAGTCCCTTCGCCAAACGGAGAGCAACACTTCGTTCCTTCACCCCTAACACCTTCGTCTTGAGCGTGCGTTCCACGCCTTCATCATCACCAACCCCACCCATGCGTTTCATGCGTTCTAAGTCCTTGACAGAAGCCCGAACCGTTTCGTTGATAGCGATTTCATCACCCTCAACAATCACTTGGTTTGCCATTTCAAGCATTTGACTCACACTGATATTGCGAGGGCCACTGCTTGTTCCAACACGCCTTCCAATGTCAATGAAAATATCAGGCGAATAAATCAACAACCCCTCTTCACTCAACGATAACTGATAGCCGTCAATTCGTGACAAATCACGCAGGGCATCCATAATACCGATGCCTCGTGTTTTGCGACTGATGAAGTGATGGCTGTGTAGCATAGCATCACGAAGGTTTGGATGGGCGAATAGGAACGCCTGTCGTGCGACTTCTGTGCTATGATGAGCCGATGAATAATCAGCATAAACGCCCGCATCGGTGGCTTTTTGCTCAAGGAAAACACGGAATTTTTCAAGGTCAATGCCCGGTATGGATTTGATAATGTCCTTCATCAGCAACAGGGCAGCATCGGTGGTTCGCAACCCAACACCCATGAAGTGTCCAAGTCGCACACTGTTGATTCCCATGCCTGACGCTGAAAGTGAATTTTCTGTGAGGTTCTTGAATGTCAAGAAGGTGTCATAGAAATCACCATCGCCCTCGTTGTTCTGTGCTTTGGCGATCCGCCACTTTTGATTCAAGGCATCAATGAGGTATGGTGGGAAGCGAGAGGGTATCATTTCAGTCCCATCAACATAGACCCTTGACATTCCCCCTGTCCCTGCGTTTCGCTTGTATGAAATCAATCCTGTGTTCTGTCCGTCATTCAGCACAAATGTCTGAGCAGATAGCATGAAGAAATCGGATGGGTTGTAGTGTCCAATTCCACGATAGCCCATGTTGGTATTGATGATTCCACTATCGTCACTTGTGGTCGCATCCCATTTGTCCGACAGCAATTTGCCAACCGACACAGCGTTATCAACCAAAGAGGGCAATACAACCAAGCCGAGTGAAGTGGGGGCTATGTTTTCAATTTTTGAAACGGTTGAACCTGTATTTTTGCCCGCACGAACCGTATAGCCCGTGAGATCGGCTGAGGCACATTGACCTGTTAGGGACAGTCCGTCAAATGTGTTATGGGTGCGACTCGTGTAGGTGATTTGACCTGTCAAACCGATGATGACAAGCACCCCTGATTGTGCAAAGGAAGTGGCATCATCAACAACGATTTTTGATGGCGAAGCACTCTTTGCATCAAATTTAATCACAGCCTTAGCACCAAGTGCCAACATCGCTGTGCTTGGTTGCTTGACAACCGAATTAGCGTCTTTGTCACGCTTTAGGTATGGATTAACCACCACCGTGTCATCCGTTGCATATACCGTTTCTGTTTGTGAAATGTATTCACCACCACCTGCATGGGTGCTTTGTGAATATCGGGCTTCCACCAATGGCACAATCCTTCCCTCAGCGTCTTTGCGTGAAGCATCCGCTTTGAAGTGTTGAAGCATATTTGCTGACGGGATAAGATGCCACACAACATCACGGTTGTTAGCATCAGGCCACTCAATTGTTGGTGCTGAATCGTAGGGAGAAGAAATGCCTTGAATGTCGCCAATTTGACTCGTCGTTGTCGTTTCAAACATACCGTAGCGTTTGTCACGAGTGTATGGTTGGTCTTTGCTTCCTGCTTGGGTGATGGTGCTGTATGGCCCAAGCAACCACCCGTCTTGGTTCATGTCGTTGCCGTCACTATCGTTCTTGGTGGTGTAGCCGAACACCTTCAATGGTCGCACCATACGCACAATGTAATCCGCATATTTTCGCACAGGCTGTGCCACCTGTGACTTGATTGCCGAATTCTTCCCGCCTTGCTTTGACCGCAAAGCGTCTGTGTTTTCAGGGCGTTCAAGCCATGTTTTACGGAGGATAAACACCCCGCCCCATGCGGGCAAATCAGCCGACCCACGAACAGCCCAATGATCACGAACACCGACACCGTTTGCTTGGAGAATGTCATCACTGAATGGGTTGCTCACCGCCGCCAAATCCATGTCCTCATTCAACGACCATTTGGGTTTGGCGACCTTTTGGTTTGGATTGGATTGACCCCCGTATGTTTCATCGGGTCGGGATGCGTCTGTGGTGATGCTTCCTTCCGACCCACCATATTTTGTCCATCGTGTGTCCTGCACCCATGATGGAGTGATTGGGAACACTTGACCCACAGCCAAGTCGGAGTGCAGTGATACAGCCTTTGTGCTTGTCACCACATAGTCGCTATTCTCTCCTGTCAAATACTCACTGTGTGTTTCCACACTCAAACCCAAACGAGGTGCAACATCGGATTGCACCTGTCGGTGATCGGCAATTTCGTGAAGTGGGATGGGGAGTGTTCCACGCTCGGCTTCTCCCTTGTCTTTCATGTTGAGGTTTGTTCCCCAACCAACCGCAGGGAAGTGTTGGTTGTCGGTATCACCGTTAATTTTGACATCAACGGGGTGAGCGTTAAGGTGCAGGTTGTTGCCTTTGTGGTGATAAAATTCACTTCCCACACTCGCGCCAAATTCGCTCGCTTGATACACAGCCTCAACGGAATTTGCCGCCTTTGTTCTGTCGCCTGAGTGGTGGTTCAAGCCAATGATAGGGTCTAACCCCGTGTTCATTGATTTGGCTTGTAAAAATTTAGCCGATGAGCCTGTAATGGTGGCAAATTCTGTTCGGTGTGCATCCACTACACCTGACGGCATAGCCCTGTGCGACACCATGCCGAGTGTTTCATCTTGAAGCACTCGCCCCATGCCAACCCGTGTTTCAGCCTCAGTCCAAGGCGTGTTGGACAAACGGTTGAAGCCCTCACGCCCAATGCCTTCATTGGTGTGTTGGCTGATAACCATGCCAATAGGCACTGTGCGTTCAATGCCCGTATATGTGCCGTCAGCCCAAGCCCAATCATCGCCTGTCGGCAAATCATTCATGCTGTCGTGCTTCCCGCCATCAAAGCGGGCTGACCGCAATATAGCATCCATTGAGGATGAGGTTTCAGCAGGGTCGCCCGCCAACATATTGAGAGCATCCGAAGCACCCTTGAAACCAAAGGCTCGCACAGGCAATCGTCGTGACAAATCCACAGCGACCATTGGGTTTTGCACCACCGTCATTTCGTTCCATTCATACGAATTGGTGGTGTCTTTGTCCAATACCCATTTTGTGATGGCTTTGCGTGGGTTGAGTCCGTCACCGATGCCCTCTCCACGAGAATAGCGAGTGCTTGCACCCCTTAGCACGAAATGCTGACGCAATTCAAGTGTGCCGTGTGGCTCACGCAATCCTGTGTGACCCATTAACACCGCACTCGCTGAACGCTGACCCCAATTTGTGCCGTGTCCACCTGCGTTAAGTCCGTTGTAGCCGTATTGTTGTAGCCATTGAAATGCGTAAATGCGTTCAAAGGCCATTCCTTTATCCACAGAACCCGTGTCGGTGGCGGGGGCATTACGCAAATACAAACCCCGCACCGATGGTTGAACCACAGCGTTAGGCATACCTGCTTCACGGTATCGGAATGTCATGTATTGTTCTCGGCTTGTTCCGAGCAAAGCGGGGTGGCTGTATTCAGCGAGCCATGTGCATAGGAAAGCATCAGGGATGGCGTTTGAATTGGTGTCGCTTGATGAAACCAACGCCAAGTCAGCGTGTGAGTCCTCCGCATCAAAATCCCCACTGCTTGATGGGGATTCCACATTGGCGACAGGCACAGCCGACATATTCACCATTTCAGGGTCGTGAGCGATAAGTGGGGGAACGGTGGCTAACTCCGTTCCCACACGGGCTGTTCGCCAACCCGCAGGATGACCCGTCAAGGAATAATAGGTGTGCAATCCATCGGATGCCTCAAAGCCATTTTGAATCCATGCGGGGTTTGGTCGCCCTCCCATGAGCATATATTGCGAAAGCATGAATCCATTCATGGCAAATTCTTCACCTGCGTTGTGCCTGTTATTGACGGTTCGTGAGCCAACGGTGAGAGCAATTGGCCCTGATGTTGCCGCACTTCCATATGGCCCAAAGGCCGCAACATTTTGACTGTAATAATTTGAAACCCACTGTGCCTGTTCCGTAGCACCCTCAACCTTCGTGTGCAATTGACCGGGTGCAAATAGCAAATCAATTTGGTCGTGGTGTGTAGCACCATCATACCTTCTCCAATTCGGCAACCCTGCGTTTTTGATTTCGCTCATTGGGAAGCCATCGGATGCAAACGACCCTGTGTTGTAGGCTTCGCTCTTGACCTCCAAAGTGTCAAGGTAATAGACGGTGGCTGACGGTGGGTCTGTGCCTCCGTTGTAGGCTGATTGAAAGCCCCAATGCTTGTGTTCTGTTTCGGCCTCAAAGAGCAACGAATATGCCGAACCGTGTGAGCGATGCAATTGCCTTCGCAACGCCATAGGTGTGCCTCTTGTGGTTAATGGTGCAACAAAGGAATGGCCTTGACGACCAAAACGAATGCGATGGTGGGGGTGGAGGTATGAACCGTCAGCCCCGTTGTTTGTGTCCAATAGCACAGAACCACGCTCAACATGGTCGCTAAGGCGGTGTGCTGCAAACAGACGGGTCGTTCCGCTTGGCACGCCACCTGCGGTGGTGTTGAGCGTGAGTCCGAATTGACTCTCCATTTTGTCGTGAATGATACGCACAGCGTGAAAGTGCAGAACCCTGTCATGTGTGTCAAACGCTGTGACTCGCACATCCTTCATTGAGGATTCAGCATCACCTGCAAGACCCGAAGTCGGTGCTGACAATCCACCCATGCCCCATGTCAAATTACTCCATGCTTGGACACGATCATGCCCTGAACGCACGATGATATTGCCGGGTATTTCGTCTTGTGATGGGAGGTTGATTTCCAAATTTGGCTCAATACCACTCCCAACCGTTGAAGGCAGTGGTGTTTCTGTTCCTGTGTTGGGATTGAGGCGGGTCTGTTTGTAGGTGAAGTCTTTGATGACCGTTCCAAAGGGCGACCCCCCTTCCAAAATCAATTCCTGTCCTTTGTCATCAACGACTGAAAGGCTATCCCAAACCCGTTGTTCGTTTGGCACATATAGCCCACGAACACGCTCGGTGCTAACGGTTCTCGTGACACGATAGGGCCGACTCACATATCCCAACGAGCCTACGAAGGGGTCTGTGCTTGTGGTGATTGTCGTGTTTTCGGATTTTAACCCGTTTTTGACAACAGCCTTCGCTTTATCTGTGGTGCTTTGTCGCATATTGCCGAGTGTCGCATAATCACTCTCGGTGGCGTTTGTCATTGAACCATATTTGCTCGCAATTTCGTAGCCATTCTCCAATGCCACCGACCAATCCCCTGTCTTTTTGATTTTGTAAAGGGGCTGAGAATCCACCAAATCAATGGTGGTGGTGGAGGATAGGGTAATGGTGGGGCAAGCCCTGTAAAGCAGTGTGTTGGTGCTTATGTCCTTGTCCAAATTGAGCAAATACATTCGTGAAAAGGTGTATGAACCAAGTGTTGAAGTGACATAAGCACCTCGCCACAAACGACCAAAAATTTCCGATTGACTGTTGATGACTACATTGGGGTTGGGGGCGTAGGTGTAGTCAGCAATTGTGCTACTGACCGCACCTAATGCTTCAGGGGAAGCGGTTGTCACGCCATCGGCATTTGCATCATAGACCTCAAGGTTGATGCCCGCATCAAGGTCACTGCTCGTGTAATCCACACCCGTTGGTTTGCCATTGTAGCGAATATCGCCGCCACCCGCAGGTGGTTGGTCTATTACGATTATGTCACCCGCCACATAGCCCGAACCCGGTGCGTTCACACTTACCTTGACAATTGCACCGTTTAGGGTCACAATGTCCACTGTCATGCCAATTCCTAAGCCTGATGGCAAAGTCGCCACACCTGTGGCATC